TCGTGAAGTCTTCTCTCCGAATGACTTCAATAATGATGAAGCTTTGCTTCGCATGGCAGTTCTTCAAGACTGGCTAAGTCGCGAAGTCGAGAATAATCCAAAGATCCGCTTCGTAACTAACAATCGCTCAGAGGATGGCAGTATCCCTAGCGGCTATTGCCTTGTCTTTACGCCGGTCACGCAGCAAGCCAAGAAACAAGGTGATCCGCTTGAACTACTCGCAGTTCTGAGCGGCGTGGTTCCCTCCTACGACTTGCTTACCACTTCAACCAAGGGCAAGGAATACATCATTGACGCAGTCGAAAGCGCGTTGGTCAATCGACTGGCCAACGTCGCACGTCGCAGCGTCAAGCTTCCTGGCAAGTTCCAGATGCCATTTACTGTCGATGAATACATCAGTCGGCAGCGTGGTGTGGAAAGCCTGGCAGCATTCCGCAAGATCGGCCCTGCCTTCGTCGATGCACTCAAAAAGCGTCGCATGACTAGCTTCATGACGCTGGACATGCTGCGTTTGTGCCTTAGCAACGCTACCATGACCGACAGTGTGTTCGGAGACAAGATGCCAAGCGAGGCATGGGATACGATCCTCGATGCCATGATTCGCAAGGCTGAGGAAGCTGGTCTTGATCCCGGTATCTTCAAGACCTGGAAAGCTACCAGGCATCAAGCTGAGGCTCTTGTGGAAGATGATCAAGAGCCTGATGAAGATGAACAGTCACTTGAAAGCTTGCTTGGCGCTGTGACAGTCGCTTCGTAGAGCCTTCACAGGCTTTCGACAAGTTCTTCAAGAGGCAATTGGGCAGATGAAATAGTCTGCCCAATTTGCTTTTAGCCCTAGGAGAATGAGAAAATGACCACTAATCCGGTCGAGCATCCAATCGTGACAAAGGCCCGTAACGACTTTCGACATGGTTTGCGTGACGTGCCTGAAAGACCTGATCATCGTGACATGTACTTAGCGGCATGGAACGCGTTGCGTGATAAACACGCTGGTGTATCTGCCGCTTCGTAAACACTTGAAGACAATCAAGCAGACGTAAAGGTCTTTCAAGCGAAGCGTTTGCAGCTAGAGCGGTCGGCAATGAATAGCAAACAAGCCGACCGCTCAATGGTGCAAATGATTGCACCTTGCTAGGAGCGAGTAACATGTCAAAATATCCGTTTCCAGTTTGGGCAACACAAGGTGGAGGTTTGGCTCGCGAAGTAGATGGCAAGCTGATTTTCATTACCAATCCTGATTGTCCAGGATTGGACGTTGGATATGACGTTCCGGAGGAATGGGGCATTGAGCCTGCGAATGCGTTAGCGCGAATGAAGTCAGATGACCATGAATACATGTCTGACTTCGCTTTGTGGGTTAAAGTATTCCAATCCAAGTAATACTTTCCCTGCCCAATCAATCAACACTTATACTGCCAAACATATATTTTTTACTCCTAATCTACACTAAAATCTTGTACAATCAGAATAAAAGAAATGCCCTAGTCTCGAATTGAAACTAGGGCATTGTGTTAGAACTTATAGCGCTGCGAGATCATCAATCAAAGCATCAGTATAAAACATCTTGTGCTGATGAAACAACTTACGGATTGCCCGTCTACGATTATCGAATGCCATAAGTGAAAACGCTTTGATTATCGCATGACCACGCGCAAGATCAGACAATGCAATTCCGTCATAAGGAACTGCATCAGGCAAGTCAAAGATATGAGTAAGTTCGCTTTCATTGCATTTCGCGAACTTGATACTTGTGCGCTCATAGTAAACAGCACGACAACCGGATGCGTAGATCAGCTGGTGACTAGTCATTACATTTACTCTACTTGCCACGAACACCGAAGCGGTGCCGCTGATCAGGTTACTTATATAGAATAAATTCCTTTCAAGACCTTGATTGATCTATTTGGATGTCAAATAATAGGAATGTGGCAAGGATGCAACACAATTCTGATAGAGCTCAGTTGCAGCAACTTGCATCACTCTGCATCACAGCCTGTGGGATACCACATACCAACGCATTGTATACCACACATTTGAATAAAATTGTAGGGGGGCTATGTCCCCAATTTCAAAATGGGGTGGCTATTCAATAAATATAGGTTCCACGCAGTTTATTATTTAATTTTAAAATAGTAAATGCAATAGATACAATAAAATATATTACATAAAATTATAATAAACATTAAAAATTCATTTCACAAAAATTTCATGTGGAATGGGGCTAAAAGTTGGAATTTTTGGGAGTTTGTGGCCAGAAAAAGCAGAAAAGGGTTGACTTTACTAATAAAGGAGTTATATATTTAGTTCATGAAAAGCCCCGCTAACGGCTCTACAAGCACTACTGCAAGCAGTGAGACTATTAAAGTCTTGCGAAGAATTGCTAGTCTAAGTATTCATGAATTACCGGTTGATAAAATTGCTGATATTGTCGGAATTAATGTTGATGATTTATATAAGATTTATGAAACTAAAGAATATAGGGATATATTTTCAAGTATATATAATGATGAATTAGAGCAACAAGAAGCTATTAAAGATGGGTGGGACGGCGTCGAAGCTTTGGCGATTAGTCAAGTGTTAAACAGTTTGCAAGGGTCGGTTGACCAAGAATATGCGTTGAGAGCCGCTATGGTTGCTAACAGAGCTCAGAGAAGGAGTATAAATAACAGGCCGCTAAATGCCCGGCCTGTAGAAGGAAAAGTTATTGTCTTCCAATTGAGGCAAACCTTCGTCCAGCAAATCAATGACAGACAGAGAAATATGACTGTTTTGGAAAACAAACAGGAAGACGGATTGAACCCAAAATCCGTAGAGAAAATGTTTATGCTTGACACCGAGGAAGGTTTAGAGTATGAAGATATGGATGAACTAGCGCAGGCGATGGCCAATGTCTGATAGTGAAAATAGTCAAAGTAGTGAAAATGTCTGCATCTATCATGGTGGGTGTGATGACGGTTTCGCATCTGCCGTAATTGTTCACGAAGCGTTAAAAGGTGATGTTTTATTGTGTTATGGAAGATATAATAAGCCTGAAGAATTTCTTGAAATTGTAGAAGGTAAAAATGTTTATTTTGTAGATTTTTCAGTTAAACGAGATATTATGAAACAATATGCTGAAAAAGCTGGAGATATTACAATTATTGATCATCATGAAACCGCTAAGAAGGAGTTATTTGAATTAGATAAAGAATTTGATAATTTAGATTTAGTATTTGATATGAGCCATTCTGGAGCTTATTTAACCTGGAAATACTTTTTTAAATCCGGTCCACCTGAATTAATTAAACATATTGAAGATGGTGATATGTGGTGGTTTAAAAAAGATTTAACTGAAGCTGTGCAAATGTCATTAAGAAGTATTAAAAAAACTGTTCCAGATTGGAGTGAATTAATCTTTCCAACTATGTATAATGAACATGAAATTATTAGTCAATTATATGCACGCGGTTATCCAATGGTTCAAATGAAGAATGAACATGTTAATTTAATTCTTGAGAAGGTTCATTTATTTTATATTAGTAACCATGAAACTGTAGCATGTAATTGTAATTACTTCTATGCATCAACAGTAGCTAATCAGTTAATGAAACGATATAATGTGCCATTTGCACTTTGTTACTTTGTTACGGAAAATTGTGATGTACAATTATCATTTAGGAGCGAAAAAGATAGATTTAATGTGGCAGATTTAGCTGTAAAATTTGGCGGTGGCGGACATCAAGCTGCCGCTGGTTGTCATATTTCATTAACTAAATTCTTAGAATGCGTAGAAACTAAAAAAGCGCGTAATGAGGCAGGCCGTCTGAAAGCCCTTGAAAGGGTTAAGGATGCCGGGCCGTAAAACATCTGTAAGAGTTCCAACAGATGAAAAAAACTTAAGTAAAAAACATAAGCGTGATGCTGCGGCATCAAAAACGCCTAATTTAGCTGAATTTCCGCAAAGAATGCATAAAAAGTATGGCGTATTGCCGCATCTTGGAATTGATCCAGAAGGTGTAGTTAGAAAATTAAATAGATCTAAAAAGAAGGTTGAAAAAGATGCCTAGTAAAAGTAAGGTCGGAAGGTGTGTAAGAAAAGTTCAAAGGAAGGGAAGAAGTAAAGTATCCGCAATTAGAGTATGCCAAAAATCAACCGGCCAGAGTTATAAGACCGGTAGAAAATCAAGAAGTAATAAATGATTATGGTTAAAATATTGTTAATCATGGTGGTAATTGCATTAGTAATTGCTCTTTTTGGTATATTAAGTATATTAGATAGTTTATGCCATGGACAATCTGAAGATGAGTAATTTCGCCCATGTCCAAGCCGATGTAGCACAGATTAAGTCTTTAGTCCGTGATGATCCGGAGTTTTTAATTCATTTTTTCCATTACGAAGAATTAGATTTAGAAGTTCCTGATTTTCATATTAATGGTTTTAGACTAATGATTAGTTCAACTGTTTCCCGGCTTGCCTTTGCCCTTCCACGCGACCACGCTAAGACAACTCTTGCCAAACTGGCAGCAGTTTGGCATTTTCTTTTCTCAAACTTTAAATTCATTCTTTATTTATCTGATACCGAAACAGTTGCTACTGCGGCTTGCAGAGATATAATCAATTGGATGACATCCGATAATTTTGTTAAAGTATTTGGTAAGATTTATTTTCATGTGGAAAGGCCTGGTGATGGTCATTATGAATTTGAATGGGATGGGAAATATTGTATTTTACTAGCTCGTGGTGCAGGTCAACAAGTTAGAGGATTAAATTTCCATAATACTAGGCCACAATTAGCAATTTGTGATGACTTGGAAACTATTAAATTATTAAGAAGTCCATCCGGATTTAAACAATTTAAACAATGGTTCTACGGTGAATTTAGAAAATGCTTAGATGCGATGCTTAATAAAATTATATATATCGGAAATATGGTAGGCGCGGGATGTTTATTAGAAAGTCTTTGTAAAGCCACAGAATGGTATTCTGTTAGATATGCGGCATTATTATCCAACGGATCACCATTATGGCCTGAAAGATGGCCATTAGAAAAATTGAAAGTAGATTTTAGGGAATATTTAAAAGAGGGTATGCTAGACGTATGGTACGCCGAAGTAATGAATATGCCATTAAGCGGTGTTAGAAAACTTATTCAAGCTGATCAAATAACATATGACGAGCCAAAACAACCTGATCAAATTCAATATGGATTTATTGTAATTGATCCTGCTATTTCTAAGAAAACATGGGCTAATCAAACAGGAATCACTGCTCATGGCTGGACTGGTATGCGTTGGCAGATAGTTGATCTAATTCTTGCACCACATCTAGGTCCGATGGAAACATTTAAATTAACTGCAATGCTTTGTTTCAAGTGGGGTATTAGAGTAGTTGGTATTGAATCTAATGCATTTCAAGCGGTATTAAAACCTGTATTTGAGATATGGGCAAAGTGGTATCATTATGAAGATTTAGTATTTGTTCCTGTATTTGGTTCTGAAAAGAAAACACAGCGGTTAACGGCTTGGTGTATGCTATTATCTAGTGGCCAATATGCGGTTAATAATAATGATTTTCAATTAACTACACAGTTATTAAATTATGATCCAATGAAAGAACATAATGATGATGACGGTATTGATAGTTGTGCATATGGCCCGCAAATGATTGAACAATATTCAAGAGAGTTTATGCAAGATTTGAAACCGCCGCAATTAATTAATAATATTCCTGAATTAGAGTTGTCACCTGTATGATTAGGCGCGCGCCTCCACGTAAGCAAAATCGTAAAAAATCTTTAGCTGTATTACATTCTAAGGATTTATTGAAAAAAGAACCTGTCTCACGTAAAACATTTTGGCCTACTGATACTACTAGTTCTGATAAGTTTAATAAACTTAGTAAACAAAGTAAATAAAATGTTATCCATGCGTAAACTTCATAAACTTACTGTACCGCCGCATAGACAAAATCGTAAAAAGCATCTAGTATTACTACATTTCGGCGGTGGTTTACGGCCTACAAAATTTATTAATACGCAGATATTTGGTATACATGCATTTTCCGTTGTCCTTGTAGCTACATTATTTGTTAATACACAATCATTTGGTTCGCATGTTATACTTTCGGAGAATAATCTTTTAATTACACATTTCACAAATGCGCAGACTTTTGGTTCACATAAATTATCAGCCGAACTAGCTGCAACTAGTTTTACAAATAATCAAGCTTTTGGTAATCATACGCTCAGCATTGAACTAATAGCAACTAGTTTTATTAATCAACAAGTCTTTGGTAATCATGCTCTTAACGCTAATCTTCAAGCTAATAAATTTATTAATGAACAAACCTTTAATAATCCATCCGTTTCTGTAGAATTAACCACTAGTAGTTTTACTAATATTCAAACTTTCGGCACGCATGAAATTACTATAGTTGAGCTAATAAGACCAACACACTTTGCTAATATTCAAGTATTTGGTGCGCCGGCATTAAGTGTTATAATCGCCCCGCAAAGCTTTACCAATTTACAAGCATCTGGAACACATTTCCTATCAGTCAGACTTGATGCAACTAGTTTTGTAAATGGACAAGTCTTTGGTTCACATACTATTGCAGAACCGGCGCCAAATATATCACCTACACATTTTACAAATACACAAGCTTTTGGCACCCATGCTTTAAGTGTAAATCTAGTACATACAAGCTTTGTAAATATACAAACATTTGGTAATCATATATTAAATACCAAACTTGAGCCAACTTCATTTGTGAATACACAAACTTTTGGTGCGCCGGCGGTTTCAGCTAATCTTATAGTTGCGCTGTTTACTAATACGCAAATATTTGGCACGCATGCTTTAAGTGTTATACTTGAACCTACCAAATTTATAAATGCGCAGGCGTCTGGAACGCATATAATTACTGTACCTAGTAATGACATTGTAACTGTAGGTATTGGCTCGGCAACGATTGCAGGTGGTACCGCCACTGAAGAAAAAACGCTCCCCGGATCAGTGCAGGCTGGTGATACAGTAATCGTTAATTTTACTTCAGATGCCAGCATTGATCCAGGCGGTAATGGTGGCGGTGTCTTAGGTCAAGGTTATGTCGACATTGTAGCTGGCAGTAGTGCCAGTATCCCTGGCCGCCAAGTTGCTTACAAGAAAGCCCTTGCCGAAGGCGAAACTACAATTGTAGTAGAGCAGCGCGCAACACTTGGCAGCGTCATGGCAATGCTTGTATTGCGCGGCGTTGACCAGACCACGCCTCTCGACGTGACGCCGCCAGCAGAAGCGACTGGAGGAAGCGGTAATCCGAACCCACCGTCAATTACACCGGTTACAAACAAGTGCGCGATTGTTATTTGTGGCGAGTTAGATGATGATGCTGTAGGTGCAAGCGGCGGCGCGCCACCTAACTATACCGGCACTTTTGTCGCACGAGATACCGAGCTTGGTGATGACAACGCAACTGTATTTCTTGCCGTACGCATCCTTGAAACTGCGGCGCTTGAAGATCCGGGTGCGTTCACAAGTACCGGCGGTAATGATCAGTGGGCGGCGAGCACGATTGCTTTCCGACCGGCTGCATAACAACCAGAACGAGGAGCTAAAAGATGACGAACGCTGTTTACGACGCATGGAAAGACCTAATCGCTTCTGCTGGTCTAGGTCTTGCTGCACTTGATCTTACCGCGGCAACACTAAAAGTTGCAGCAATTGATACCGGTGTCTACACATTTTCTCAAGCGCACGATTTCTTTAACGATGTGACCGGTGTAATTGGTACACCTGTTGCAATTGGCAGTCCTACTGTTACAGGCAAAACAATAGACGGCGCTGATGCAACTTTTACAGATTTAACCGCAACCAGTATTGAAGCTCTTATTCTTTACATGGATACTGGTGTGTCTACTACAAGTCCGTTGGTTGCCTATATTGATACCGGTGTTACCGGCTTACCACTTACTACTGATGGTGAAGCAACTGTTACTTGGGACGCAGCTGGGATCTTTGATCTTTAAAAAGGTTTAGGTAAAATGGCGAAGTCCAAAACAACTTTCCAACTAGATGAAACCGGTGCTAAGATAAATGAAGAACAACATATTAAACTATTGAAACATGTAAGAGAAAAACTAGACTTCGGTAATTTTGTCAGAAAACATTTAGTTGACAGGCTTAGAATGATTGATAATGAATTAAGTGGTTACGTTATTCCGACAGGTGATGATGCAAAACGTCATCAGGATAATGTCAGCGGAAAAGCTCCAAAACCTGTAGATATCAGTCTTCCATTAACTGTAGTTCAATTAGATGAGTGTACTACGTTTCTATTAAATGTATTAGCGCCTGATAATGAAATGTATGAAACTACTGCCGAAGCTTCATTAATGGAACAAGCGCGTGCATTTACTTCTGTAATGAACCAGAATGCTATTGATTTTCAACACTATCGAAATATGGGAAAGGCATTTTTTAATGGATTGAAATACAATTTCGGTGGATTAATAACAGAATGGGAGCAAGTGATTGGTAGAGGCATTAATTTTGATGAAACAAGGCAACAAGGTGAAGTTAAATTTACTGATAATAGTATAGTCACAGAAGGTAATGCTGTTATATCTGCTGATCCATATAATTTTATTTGGGATGTATCTGTATTGCCTGTTGATTTACCAAGATTGGGTGAGTTTTTTGCTACTATTCAAATGCGTACACCGTTTAGAGTTAAAAAAGCTGCACAACAGGGTATTTTTTATAACACACAAGATATAATTGACCATCGCGCAGTCGAAATGAGGTATTACGAGCAAAAACCGCGCTTCCTTGTAGAAGGTGCGTTGGTAAAAGAGGGACAGCAGATCAACTGGCGTAGTACATTGCAGCCGGAATTAAATGTTTTCATGGATGCTAATAGTGTTGAAATTGTTAATACGTATATTTGGCTTAATCCTAAAGAATTTGGATTAAGTTCTACTCAAGAATTACAAATTTGGTTAATATCCATCGCTAATGGATTTAGAATTATCCGGGCCGTTCCGTTAGATTATGCGCACGGTATGCTTCCATGCGGATTTTTCATGCCTTGGGAAGATGAAAGTGGTTTAGACGCGCTTTCATACGGCGAAATGTTACGCCCATTGCAACATTATGCCAGCTTCCAAATTAATACAGATCAACACGGGCAAAGAAAAGCTTTAAATAAAGTTACAATTCTAGACAGACAAGCATTTGCTGGTGTTAACAAAGAAGATTTCCGAAGTGGTGTTGTATTTGCGGATTTAAACTATGCTGTTGATAGAGATATTCGTAGAGTTGCAATGCAATTTGATCATAATCAACAACAAGATGCTCCTGAGCAAATTAGTAAAATTGTTGATCTTATGCAATACATTCTTCCAACCAGTATCCAACGCGCTATGAGCGATTTAGAACGCGCTACACTATATCAAGCCGCATGGACAGTGCAAGCTGCCAATAGAAGACCGTATAAAATTGCAAGAATTATTAATGATCAAGGTTTAGAACCTGTAAGACATCAAATGTATTATAATATTCTTCAATTCCAGAAGTCAATGGAAATTATTAGCCCTGAGAATGGTGAATTATTAACAGTTAATCCTGCACAGATTGCAACAGCTAGAATTAAGTTCTTAATCTCTACTGGATTAAAAGGTATTGATAAATTACAAATTACTGAAGGATTAAGAGATGTAATTAATATGTTATTACAAAGCAAAGCTGGTAATGATCAAATTGATGTAGTCAGAGTAATTGATTATTGGTTAACATTAATGGGTGACAGGTTTGACTTTACCGCATTCAAATGGCAGGATGATTTTGATAAACTTACAAGAGAACAAAAGCAAGTAGCTTTCCAATTACTACAACAAGCAATTCAAGAACAAGAGCAACAAGAAGGTCAAAGCGAGCAAGAAAATTCATTATTAAATCTAGTGGCAGGTGAATAATGTTTAATATGGAGATCATAGATGCACAAAAGATTATATTGTATAAACTTGCTATTAACGATTTTCCCCAATTAATAGAATTAATAAAAGATGAAAAATCAGAAGCTGAAAAAAATCTCTGCAAATTACAATACAAAGACGGTGACCAGTTTAAAACTGAATTTATTAAACGCCAACTAATAATACAGCTGCTCGATGATTTAATTAGTTTCTTTACAAAGCTCCAAGAACAAGGACTGTAACATGGCCATCGGTAGTCTCTTTAGTCGTAGTGGTGGTACACCGAGTTCACCTGCACAAACACCCGATAGTTCAACACAGCAAACACAGCCCGCAGCTGATCCTCAAAATCAGCAAGTACAACAAGATCAACAAAGCCTGAAGGATGATCAACAATTACCTGATGAATTAAGTAAATTCTGGAATGATGAACAAACTGATCCGCAAAAACCAACTGATAGTGCTACGCAACCGCAAAAACCAGCAGATACCGTAGATTTCAATAAGCAACTCAACGAATTTATTACATCTAAAAATCTATTCCAAGGTATTGATCCAGCTAAAATGGCGACTGAATTGCAAGAAGGTAAGCTTGATCACTTAAACGAAACCATCGGTGGTGCTATCAATAGAGCATTTCAAGAAATGTTAACTATTCAAGCTAAATTTCATAACAGCGCTGTTGATACCGCGGTACAAAAAGCATTACGTGAAAGCACTAACTATTCTCGACTTGATGCAGCAAAGAGCCGTCTTAATGAAGCGCTTCCATTTACTACAGAAGAAGCCTTTTCACCTATTGCAGATAGTATTCTTAATCAAGCAATGAAAATCCATAAGAATGATCATACAAAAGCCGTTAAAACTACAGTTCAATTTTTCAGAGCTATGCAAAAACAATTTTCATCAGGATTTAAACAACGGCAATTAAAAGATCCGCAATTTTCTGAAATGTTTCAATTAAATCCAGATGAAACAGAGGACTTGACACCTTCACACAATGCGCCCAATATAGATTTTATGAAGTTGTTAAAAGGTAGCTAAGCTCTGGAGAGATCACAATGGCTGTGAAAGGTATCTTTCTTTCTGATAGTGGCATTATCGGCGATCTTAAGCCTGATCTTGCCGGTGGTCTACTACAAACTGAACAAGCTGGCATGGCGCCGTTCTTCGCGCTTAGTGCCGGCATGAAATCACAGCCAATCAATTCATTGGCTGCAATTTGGTTTGAAGAGGCACATTTAACACGACGTGTCAATGTTGTAAATAACGCTACTACAGGTACGACTTTCACTGTTGATGATGGATCAGTTGTTCTACCAAATCAAGTTTGGATGGTGGAAACAACTGGTGAATATGTTTTTGTTACTGCCGTTGTTGGTGTTACTGTTACAGTTGAACGTGGATTTGCTGATACTACTAATACAACTATTAACGGCAGTTCTACACCTGTTCCAATTCAACAGGTTGGTAATGCATTTGAGGAAGCATCTGCTAGGCCAAGTGGTTACTCAAAGCTTGGTTATCCTCGATACAACTATATTCAACGTTTCCGCACTCCTTGGGATGTTTCTCGTGATGTTCCAAAGCTTGACTTCCAAACAACTAACAACATGAAGGCAAAAAATCGTCGTGATGGCGCAATGATCCATGCTGAAGATATTGAATATTCATTGCATTTTGGTCGCAAGACTATTGACAAACGGAATGGTAAGCATTTCAGTACCATGGACGGCCTTGATCCGATTATTATTACCAACGTTGAATCGCAATCAACTGCAGTTAAGTGGTCTCAACTACGCGATTTTGTTCAAAGCGTGCACACCGTAAATATTAAAGGTACGCCCAATGAACGTATTACATTCTGCGGCGACAGTGTGTTAAGTGTTGTTGATACACTTGCACAGACTTGGGGAAATATTCAGTTAGAACCTGGCGGCAGTGCTTTTGGTTTAAGGGTGACTAAGGTTATTACACCGTTTGGCACAATTATGTTGGTTTCTCACCCAATCTATATCATGAACCCGGTTTGGAACAAACAGCTTACTATGTTTCATCCAGGTGCTGTTGTCATGCGGTGGTTCAGAACTACTGAAGAAGATACTTATGATGAAAACGGCCAGCGCGCAGGCGTTGATGCCGATTTTGGTATCTTCACTTCTGTGCTAACAATGGAATATTTGGTCGAAAAGACCGCCGGTAAGTTTACCGGTATTGATACTGCGGATGTTGTTGATTTGTAATTCTGAGGAGGGCCTTAAAATGTCTAAGTCTTATGTAGCAACAAAGGGTAGCGGAAAAATTAGTTTTCCGGATGAGGGAGGTAAAACTTGTAAATATCAAGTAGTTGATGGTGTTTTAACTCTTGAAGATCGACACGCCGAATTATTTGATAAAATGTTAGCAAGCGGTGAAAGGTTTGATTTAAATCAAATGTATAGACCTTTTAATAGAGAAGCCGCTTTACAGATAGCTAAAGAGCATCAATCTAAGAAACCAGCCGCAATTGCCGGCGGAATGACTGCCGGTCATATGACTGAAATGATGATGTCGCCGGCACAACAAATTGCTAAGAGACTGGTTGATAAAGATAAAGAAACAAAAGAAACTGTGCTTGTTGAAAATAAAGCACCGTCAAACAATGAAAAATAATGTTCTCAGAAACTGTAGACAATGTACTAACACGTGTTCAGAGACTAGAGTTATTTACTAAAAGTAACGCAATTTCATACGTTAATTTTACATTAAAAGAATTATCATCTAAAAGATTATTTTACAGGGATAGAATAGAAAATTCTATAGACATTTCCGGCAATTCAACTAATGCTTTTATTTGGGCGCGGCCAAAGAACTTTAGACAATTTGAAACAGTTAAATTTATACCAAGCCTTGTCTTTCCAAGACTAATTCCACCAGGCCCGCAGCAAGATAAAGAAGATCACTATTATTATGGCGGTTCAACTTATTTTGTATTTAACGGTGTGCAAGGTGAACAAAATATTAATTTATCTTATTTTGTATTTCCACCTACATTTAAATATTATGAACCTAATACTAGACCAGCTAAATTTGATAGAGAAACGGAGACTTGGTTATATTTAAATGAATTTAGTACATACGTTCCCACGCTCCAGACAGAAGGTATGAATGAAACAGCTGAAGAACGTGTGTTTCATTGGTTATTATTAAGTTGGTCAGAATTAATAGAAGAAGGTGCGATGGCGAAAGCGTTAAAAAGTATAGATGATCCAAGAGCCAGATCAACATTTGCTGTGTTTAGAGATATGTTTAATACATTTACAAGTTCTGAACCGTTTGAAGGTAAAGAAATTAAGTTAATAGGAGAAAACGAATGAGCTTAATTGCTAAAAAAATTAATCTAACTCCTCCGGCTGATATACAAATTAATCAGGAAATGGTACGCTGGTTAATTGAGAATTTTGATAAAATTCGTGCAGTATTAAGTAATGGAATTAATGGAACATTTATTAGCAATGATGTACCAGCTAAAACTATTACTGTCATTGCCGGCGTCATAACAAGCATAGAGGAGTGACAGATGCGTGGTGAGTTTACAATCTATCCAGGCACTAAAAAAGAATTAGTTATTCCTAATTTTATTACAGATACAGGTGAGTTATCTTTTTTAAAAATGCTAATGCGTGATGATCAAGGTCTAGTTGCCGGCGGTGGAAATTGGTATTTTGGCTTGTGCGGTAATACAGTAGTTAATGAGACAGCAACACTGCCAGATGTTACTGATGAGGTTGCTGCGGCAAACGGTTATGTTAGACAACCCGTACCAAGAAGTTTAGCCGGTTGGCCAACTACAGAACAAGTGAATAGTGTTTATAGAATTGTATCAGCTGTATTTACTTTTACAGCAAGTGGCGGTGATTATGATAAAGCTTTTACTAGATTATTCTTAACTGATGTGGCATCTGGATTAACACCAGGATTTTTATTTGCCTTGTCACGTCCATTACTTGTTCCATTTTTATTAATAGATGGGCAAAATTATCCTGCAACTTATTCTATTTATTTAGGTGATTAACTGATGGCTTTAATTATAAATCAATTTCGTGGTTTAATTCCAAGCTTAAGTCGTCAACAGGTTCAAGAACCGTTTGTCATTGACGGTAAGAATTTTATTTTTGCAACGCAAGGGCCAAGAACTGCTTTTGGTAGCGATATTTATATTTATGAGAGATTATACAGACCTCGTTATATACAAAGTATTAAAGTCGGGCAGGAATATTTTTTATTTACTGATAATGGTATATTAATCATAGATAGCGCTAATAATAGATATGCTCCGTTTTATCATCTTCCGATTAATCAAACATATTTTCCTTGGTCCATCGCATTTGTAGCTAATAGATATTATTTTGCAAAAAAGAATAGTCCGCTATTACAATATAATCCATTAACAGGTAGTATTATAGTTATGGATGATCCAAATATTCCGGCTAATCCAGTCGCTGTCACACAATCTGGCGGCCGTCTGATTATATTGGGTATAGCTGCAATTGCTTGGTCAGCTATAGATGATGGCGAAGATTTAGCTCCAGATGCTGAAGGTACCGGTGCCGGATTTCAATTAACGGCAATTGCTGGCGGCGGCAATCCATTAGCTGCTAAAGAAGTTGTTGGCGGATTTATTACTTATTTAGAAAATGGTATATTATTCTCCAGATTAATTGACGCGGCTATTCCATTTCATCACACTGTAATATCTTCTGAAACCGTACCACTTAATCCATTTTGTATTGCAGATATCAGTAAACAAAATCATATTGTTCTCAGTAGAATTGGTTTTTTTTCTGTTTTAAATATTACACCTGAACCGTGGCAACCATTAATGAGCGAGCATTTTAAGGAAACTATTTTTAAAAACGTCAATACTAATATAGATGAAAATTATAGATTATTCTATGATACAAAACGTCAACTATTATTCATATCTTGGCGGCAAGGTGCTGAAATTTTTGATAAATCATTTGTTATTTATATACCACGGGATGAATTTGGTTCATTTGATTATTTACACTATTCATTAATGAATTTTCCTCCACATATTAGTACTATCGCAGAAGATGATTTAGTTTATTTGGATCACGATAGATACGCCAGGAAAATAACCGAGTTTGGAAACTTTGAAATTTTTTCTCGGCGAGCCAATTTATATGCACAACGCGGTATCACTGATGAACATTCTGCATATTTTGACGGTGTAACTAATAATTTTAGTACGGTTATAAAAATAAGCACTATTGACTTTTCTCGTGAAGTATTACCCAATAATACTATATATAACTTGAATAAAGAAATAGAAACCGTTGATGATGATTTAGAAATTGTTAAACTTTATACTTTTATCGAGTCGAATCAACAATCTACTGACGGTTTATTTTTCTCAGACGGTTTTGGAAGTTTTGATCAGGCCGCTTTTGAAACCGCGGTGGGTATGTTAGCCGGCTTTTCTACTTATCAAGTTATTCAACACTTACGTGAATACGCGTTTGTTGATAGTTTTGTTGAATTAGGCGTATTTAGATTACAAGACCCACAAGCTGTTGGTCGTTATCATGCGCAAACATTAATAGCAATTAATAGCAGTGATCAAGTCTCAGAACAAACTTTTATCGACTGGTTAACTATTGAAGGTGATGATATTAACGAAGATTGGAATATACTTGATGAAGAAGAAGATTGGGGAGAAGGTGTTACTACAGGTAGTAGATTTTTTGTAGAATTACATGCTTCAAACGATGCGTATAATTTGATTAATCAAGATGGCGGACTTTTTAAAACTACGGAATTAATTCCAATTATTGTAGATGGTCGAAGAACTTTATATACTACGTATGAAAATGCTTTATATTTAAGTCTTAAAATAAAAACAAAAGACCCCGGCGATTATTTTGAGATAAAACAAATAGAGATGGAAACTCCTGTAGCTGGAAGGCAATCTTAAATGACTAAGCGAGTTCAACGCATTAGGCATAATACAACTGGTGCTGATGCATTTATTGGTCGTGATGGTGAAATAACTGTTGATACTACTAAGAAAACTTTAAGAGTTCATGATGGACTTACGGCGGGTGGTGTAGAAGCTGCGCGGGCTGATCTAGGTAATGTCTTATCAAGTCAAATCACTAATCTGGTATCTATTGTATCAAGTAGTGCGGCGGGTAAAGTAACACCTGCACAACTAGCGGAATTTCAAGGTAATTTAAAACCATTGGGATTAGTTTATTTAGAAGATGCGGCAGGACCGACTTTAGATTTTGGTTCTCCTGGTATTATTCCAATTAACGGTACGCCATTATATAATGTAAACTCAATAATAGATACTGCAAATAATAAAGTTGTCATACCGAGCGACGTAACTAAAGTTCGTTTAACTGTACAATTATCACTTGAAGTTACAGCTAATGCAAACTTACTTGTTTTATTTACTAAAAATGCTGATATATCATTGAAATACGGACAATACGGACCTGCCGGTGCACAACCATCAGAACAATCAACAAATATTCAATTTTCATCACCGATATTACCTGTAGTTATTAGTGATTTCTTTGAAATTAGACACATTCCTTCATCAAGTACAGCATTTGCTTTGATTATGAACCAATCATGGCTTCAAGTTGAAGGGTTGTAACAATGACGCTTGATCTTACATGGCTTGTTGATAGAATACCGCTAGATAAAACTAGACTAAAGGCTGTATTACAGGAAATATCTGATTTTATAGATAGTGGTGAAGGCGCAGGTGGGGTAACTAGTCATAGTCTGTTAGATAATTTACTTAGTGATGATCATACACAATATATATTAGTAGACGGCGCAAGAGGATTTACAGGCGTTGTCCCCGGCATTACTCCTACCGATCCTACACATTTAGTTACTAAAGCTTATGCAGATGCTTTAGTTATTGGCGGCCATGATCCTGTTACTTTAGCTGGAACACCTGATTATTTATCAATCGCGGGTCAAGTTATTACATTGGGATTAGTCGATCTTACTACAGATGTTGTCGGCAATCTGCCGGTTGGAAATCTAGCCGGCGGCACTAGTGCAGGTGCTACAACATTTTGGCGCGGTGATGGTACTTGGGCAATACCGAGCGTAACTTTCTTAGTATTAACCGATACTCCATCTTCATTTACCGGACACGGAAATAAAATTGTTGCTGTAAATGTCGGTGAAACCGCACTTGAATTTATTGCCGTACCTGGCGGCGGTGATATGCTTGCGTCTGTTTATGATCCGCAAGCAAAGGCTGCTGATGCTTTCGCCCGCGCTAATCATACTGGCACACAGGCAGCTAATACTATTGATGAATTTAATCTAGTTAGTCCTCAAAACAATGATGTATTAGCGTTTGATACAGGTTCTGGTAAAGGCGTTTGGCAAAATCCTGTTGAAGCTGGCTTAGCTACTGCGGTACAAGGTGATAAAGCTGATACCGCATTGCAACCAAGTGGAATTACATCTGCTAGTATTATACCAGCTACAAACAATTTAAACTTTTCTGGCGGTGCTGATGGTAATGTTTGGACTAAGCAAGCTGATGGCTCTGTCGCATTTGAAGGCGCAGGAGCACACACCCACGCGTTAGCTGATATTACTGATGCAGGTTTGTTGGCCGCGAAGGATACGGTAGACACTGATGATATCGAAGCTAGTGCAATCACAGCAGCAAAGATAGCCGATACGGCGGTCACACCTGGCGACTATACCAACTCTAATATTACCGTGGATCAACAAGGTCGGATTACGGCGGCGACTTCGGGCTCGGGTGGCGGAGAGGCCATTAATCGAACAGGTTTTGACCCTACCGCAGTTTTGATCGATGCTGCTCAGATTATCTTCACGGATACCTATACTCAAACGGCAGCTATCCCTTGGGCGAAAGCCGCTGGAAGTAATTTTAATGGTGGCAGCGTTCAGATTGACTTTGTGGCGAATGATGCCGGTTCTGGTGTTTCTGATGTGCACACTTGGGGCGCAGAGTTTATTGATGGTGGTACCCGAGACAACGCCGACTTGCCAACTA